GTCTCCACCCGGGCGAAAATTCCGGGAAAACGCTGACCGTAAGGTCAACCCTTCATTAGCTGAAGGGAACCTCTCTCACCTTGTATCCGGTAACGGAATCGGGTAGGCTTACGCCGTCCCGACCCACGTTATCAGACGAATCGGCTCGCGAGCCGGACAAGAAGAGAGCGGTTGCAAGCACGACATCGGGGTGAAAGTACTTCCAGCTGACGGGGTCCCCCCTCACGGGGGTATAGCCGTCAAAGTATCTTATTCCGTGTCGTATGCGTGGTCTCCACGTGTGTTCGTGATCCCAAATGACTATGTCACCCAACTCCCGGGGCCCGCGAAGGCTCCGGATACGAGTAGGCAGCTGGTCTAGGACCATGAACCTAGCCCTTGTAAGGGCAGCGTGTAAACCGACCCCGATCGCCTTCTCACGAAGACGCCAGAGTGCATTGGCGAGTACAATTAAGTGCTGCGGTTCGGTTACCTCTTCCTTTATATAGTGCGGCCTAACATCCGCACCGAGGAAGTAATCTCCACCACAACTTTCCCTGAAAGGACCATCCACGAAGGTTTTCTCCGCGTTAGCCTGGAATCCAAGGAACTTAAGGGCTGCCAACAAATCTGAACTAGAGGACGTCGGGACGATTATATCGTCCCCGAAGACCAAGACGTTCCTGCCGAATTCGACAGGCTCACCTCGGAGTTCTAGCACCGCAGCCGCAATCGCAGCAAACAGTGTAGTCTCAAGTTCAAACGTGTAACCGTTACCCATCGAGCTGAATTTCTCCAGCTTTACCCAGTGACCGTCCACTAACGTGGACGTAGCACGAAGACTCGTAAGAGCTTCGTACCAAGGGGTGGGGAGTAAGAGCTCAACAAGACTCTTACTCACGGTATCGCTTGCATTAGAGAGATCAATCGTACACATATGGCCTTCTTTAGAGGCCTCACAAGCAACCCGCTTGTGAATATCCTGTCCGTTATCGAGGTCGAGACCTCGGCGGTGCAGACGGTGTCTCATCGCCCTCCCTAAGGAGAGTTGATAGAAGACATTAATGCTAGGTTCCACCGCGATTCCGCGATGTTTCCTGCAATCCTTGGGGACCGTACTGAAACGGTTCCCGCGTACGAGGATCTCCGATCGGCCAGAGGCTGCACAGGCTCTACCCCATGCTGACTGACTCCATGTCTGAAGCCAGGTGGTGCCTCCGCTGTTGACGGTAGGTTGCGATTGCATTTTGTCGGGTAACGATATAAGTCGCCCGCGATCGCCATAAGTTGAACCAGGCCCAAAACGCCCTCTTAACGCTTGCGCGTCGAGAGGAGAGGACCCTAACAAAAGGCGTACATTTTTTCTACACAGACGCAGGAAGCGCCCGATAGCCGGATCGAATAGAGGGTGTGACGCCCCTTCAAGATACGGTGATAGCCTCTCATTGGCTCTATAGCAACTCTTTTCTGCCTTCCAGAAGTTCACCAGGGCCGCCTCGCGGCGGTCCCAGGACGTAGGAAGAGACTCATCCTTTCGGAGCAAGTCTACTACGACGCGATCAGCGAAGTAGGTTTCAGCAGAAGAATAATTGCTAGGACGAACCTCCATCATGGAGAGTTCATCCCAACACCCATACTTAATCCTGAGGTAAACCCCAAGGGAAATAGGTGTGGCGACGCCCTCGCATATGCGCTGGGCTACTGTGTCAACTAATCGTCGAGCACTCATTGGGAAGTGATCCTTTCACCACTAAGGTTCCTACCAGCAGCGTAAGATAGCCGGCCAGTCGAAGAAGGAGAGCGCCACAAAGACGCTCGCCAACCCCGACCAGTTCCGGACTTGTCTCCGCCGCCTAACACGTGCTACATCAGGTGGCTGCAAAGCCGGCCTGGAAGCACTGCTTCACGAGGGAACTTGCGAGCAAGTTCATCGCTTGCGCGACAGCCTCGTTGAAGTCGGTCGTTGGCATGCCCTGAGGGGCCACCATCGAACCGGTGAAAATGGCCTTTTCGGCCAGGTAGGTCTTCCCATCGGTACCGGTCGTCGTGTAGGGATACACGATCGACACGTCCACACGGCGAGCCGTGCCAGTCCCATTGGGACGGGACGTCATCTGGAACACGGGTTGGAAACCGGGGGCACTGCCCACGGTTTGCGACCGCCACATGGCAGGGGATTTATCCCCCGCCGAGGCGGCAACGCCAGTCCAGGTGATGTCGGTGGTACCGTCGTTCTTTTTGACGGTGATGTTTGCAAGGCTCGGCATACGAGCATTCCTTTCACCCCTTAGGGGGCAACTTTTGAAGGAGCAGACCAATAGTAGTCGCCGCCCGCCACGGAGCATTGAGGTTACCCTCTTTGTCGTAGGTGGGACGGAAAACGTTCTTGAACTGCGATGTAAGGAAGAAGTTCGGAATAGAACCTACTGTCCTTTTGAGCTCGAACTTGTGAGCGGTCCAATCAGCCGACCCCGGTTGGGGTTGGTTCATGTTCCACTGCACGGAGTCGTGCGAACTCGCCGTAACGCGCCACGTCCAGTTTGTGTCTAGCAGATCGTAACCCAAGAGGTCTGTGAAACCACTCAAGAATTGACCAACGTTGACCCAATAATCGAACAAGAAGCTATAGGGAATTACTTCCCACGCTACGGATGCTGGGTTTACAAGACCCAGTTGGTTGGCTAACGCAAGATTGGGGTTTATGGCCCCAACACGGGCTGTGATGCGATGACTCGACTTATAGGTACCACTGGTTTTGGAACGTTGGTTATTCACCACGCCCGAGTCAGTGGCCCAGGAGCCAGAGTCCACACCACGTCCGTGCACTCGAATGGAGGGTAACCCCCCAGTGAGAGTCTTTAACGCGTTGTCAACATCACGGATCAAAGGCAACCAACCGAAACGAATTTCGAGCAAGTTGTTGGCGAAGTTCTTGGAACCCTTTCGGATTATCGGCTCCGCACCTTTCGAGGGAGCCGACACACCAAGAATATTCAACGCCTCTTTGACCCGGTACCTACGAATGGCCGAAGCAGCTCTTGCGAGCTGCAATGCCCGTTGGCTAATCATGCCTACGGACTGTCGCCATTCCGCCACCGCGGCGCCGAGCTCTGCTTGCGCAGGCTTCAGTTCCTCTATAAGTGCGGCCCGAGCTTTATTGAAACTGCGTTGAGACGCAGCTCCGCTCGGGTCCCATACGTGGGGTTCCACGAGGGACGAACACTGACTCATAGACAGGGACCCGTCAGGGTTTGTCTTGTTAAATGAGTCAATGAACTTGACTTTAAAGGAGAACGTCAAAGGAAGGTTGTAAGGCTTCTTCTGGCGCTGCCACGACTTGGATTTCGAGTACCATACGGTACGCTGACCAAGTGAGTTCGGCGGCCCCAAGAGCTCCTCATTAGAGGAGAAAGGGCCTGTTACTGGTGCTACCATATACGCGTGCTAAAGGAGATTGAAAACCTCCCGTCACACGCCTTTGGTAGTTCCGACGGCAAGCATGCTGTACAAACATGCGGGCCACCCACCAAGCCACTCATTCCATTGCGGTCCTGGATAGGACCACAAGAGTAGGCTAGACCCGTAACGGGGTCGGATTCAGGTGATTAACCTGATTCAGAGAAGCTCAGTCTTTCTTCACCCAGTGTCTATTCGCGCTGAGTGGGGG